TAATTTGCATTTGTTGGTGTAGTAGAAACACCAGATGTAACAGATATAGAATTTGTTGTAGCACTTCTAAAGATGTGTTTATAACCAATACACTCTAATTGCATATTTTCTATCTTAACTGGATTTTCAATCTTAAGATTATGAGGTCCAACTGTACTGACCTCCATAATACCAGTCTTCTCATCATAGAAAGCGGTTTGAATAGCAACTTTACTTCCTGCAGTAGGAACACCGACTATACTTGTAATCTTGCCATATGCATCAACTACTGGTTTTACATTTGCACCCACAAATGGAGCATATCCCTGACCTGGTGTAGACCCAACAGAAATGATCACACCACCCCTAGGCAATTGGTTCTCATTAATATCCCCAATATCTATTATTGGCGTATCATATCCAAATGAACTAATACCAGTAAATACAACACTACTAATTCCTGCTTGCTCTGTGATTCTAAAATTAGCATTAGGATTATTTTCACTGTAAGGTGCTTGGAATATACTATTGACAAATAGTACACCATTACCACCAGTAGTACCAATACCAGTAACAGCAACACCGATAGATGTTAATGGATAAGCAGTTTCTAATCCATCGAATGAATTAGACATATCATCAAATATTTGGTTCTTAGTATAATCTTGTCTTAAGAATGTTCTACCACCAAATGATGCTCTAGCATATGGAAGATTATTTGGGTTAACAATTCCAGTGTCACCACCAAGAGGTGCTTGTGTAAAATGTATTGTACTATCTACTATCTGGAAAGATCCTCTAAAGATTCTAGCAGTATTGCCAGCAGTATGTGGAGTAGCAGCAGTACCAACTGCACCTCTTTCTACTTCTACAAGACTCCATGTACCAATACCAACAGGAGGACCAAATGTTGATGTACCAATACCGACATTTTTTACAATAGAAAACTCATCTTCAATCTTAATAAGATCCCCAGATTTAATGGAAGATATTCCACTTAATACAAAAGCAGTTACAAAACCAGCAACAGGAACATCAAGATCATAAGATATAGATGTATATGATATTGGTTTTTGTACTAAACCACTAATAGAAACCATAGACTTAGCGTCCGTCTTTCTCATAGTAAATCTATGCTGGTTACCAGTACCAGTATCAGCAAGGAAGGTTACACCAGAACCTAATCTAGCATCACTTTCTGTTAATGCTATTCTAAATTGTTGATTATTATCTTTTATCGCATAAACAGTGTCTGGAAGATATCCAGTTACACCAGCACCAGTTTGATAAACTAGAGCAGATCCACCAATACCAATAAGGTTAGAATCAGGTTTGTAAGTTAACTGCTCAAATGGCATAAAGAAATGCTCTTGTGCAAATACACCTGTAACACGATCCAATTCATCTGGATTTGTAATATTAGTTTCACGGGCATAAATTGGAACTCCCTTATATTTGAGATCAAATTCCTTTATGTCTCTATTATTAATTCCAAGGTATAAGTTTTGAGCAACAGATTCGTAAATTTGTCCATAATTAATTTCACCAACACCCTGAAGTGTACCGTTAGGATCTAAGATCTTATACATTACTTCATTGTATGCAGTAACGCTAACAATACCAGAAACTGTTGGATGGAATTCTAAACCAAAAGTACCATCAGATCTGTAAGTGGATCCAAATGTACCCACTCCAGTAGTAGAACCTACAGAAGCTAAAGGATATTCAGTAATAAATGTCTGACTCTTTTCAGGATCTGCTAATACATAAACCTGATGTAATGACTGAGTTGCACCATATGATACATGAACGGTAGACTTAACAGTTAAATCCGCAGTACTACTTAAACCACAAATAGTTGCAATACCAGCTTTTGCTTGACTACTAACTTCTAATCTTCCTGTTCTTTCAGTACCATCAGGAGTGAATGGAATCTTAAACCTGTAAATAGAATCTGCTCCAGCAGTTGAAGGATCTACAATAATAGATTTAAATTTAACATTTACTTGGTTGGTACGACCATTTTCAAAATCTAACTTAACTAAACCACCATCAATATTGGATGTAACTGTACCAATAAAACTAGGATTGGATATACCAGCTAAGTTCTGTTTTGAGTTGAATGCTGTTAATTCTGTAAGATAAGTACTTGACCCATCGTGCATAACAGCATATTCCAAATAATCAACTTGCTTATCAACTTCTTTGTCTATTACCAATAACTGTACTATAGCAGCTTGAGATGTCAATGTTGACATTCCAATAACATTGGTTATTGAACTAATTCCAAGTGTAGATGCAGCAGAACATTGGACATTTCCACCTTCTAAACGAATATGACCAAAAGCAGATGATCCAACACCAAGAGAATCAGCAAAATTAGTTTGAAGTGATTTTACTTCGTAGTTTGTGTCGAAAGGTTCATTTGGACGGAAGATTAATTGTGTTTGGGATTGAGGTCCAGAATATCTAGTATCAAAAGTAGCATAACCAGTACCAAGACCAGTAACTTGATTCCAATTAGCAATATCTGCTTTTTGAAGTAAATAAGTATCTTCATCAACAGTTACTGAAATAAATTCATTAAATTGATAATGATTCTTCTTAGGATCTTCTGCTTGATGGACAGTTTGCGTTAAGAATCTTTGGAAAAATCTTCCTGCAGGATAAGTTGCAATAATTCTAAAATCGCTTAGATCATTAGACTCATTAGAAACAAATTGAGGACTAATATCATCAATATTCAAAACTCTGTTAGTTTTGTTTAAAATGAAGTCAGAAAGTCGAGTAGATCTTAATTCTATAAATTTTGAAACAGTTCCTGAAGATAGGAAGTCTCTACCCAAATCATAAGGGTAAATAGAGTCTGCTCTTAGCGCATCTCCTGTAAAATCAAGAACAAGTCCACCAGCATCATCTGCTGGTATAAAAGTATCACCTGGTCTACCCTTTGCTATAACTTCAGTATTAGCAAAGTTTTTCATCCCAGATGGGTGAACCACATCATTTACATAAGTGATAAGGTCTTCATATGTCTTAGGACTCTCAATCGCATAAGACATGTTTTGATAATAATCATTATCAGGCAATACCTGATTAATGTCATTCATCAATCCAACATTATCTCTCCATCCAACTAATGTTTTTACAGAAGCATCTATATTGAAACTACCATTAAATTCAACAATAGAAACTACCCTTGCCTTAGATCCACTTAATTTACCAGTTAAAACATCACTTATATCTAAAGGTTCTGCTCCACTAACAACAATCTTAGCAGTATTCTTATTTAAGAAATCTAACTGAATATCTGCATCTGCATTATTATTTCTCTTAAATGGTTCATTCTGAACAAAATCAGAATTACCTTTAACTACTTCAAATCTAGCAAGAAAATTTGATTCTACTAATTGAGCAAATCCAAATTTAACAGTTGCTCCAGTACCAGGATTTGTTGTAATTCCGTTTAAATCAAATGTTACTTGTCTTGGGTTAACTGCATCATTGTAATCAGAAACTGTAAATGCTTCAAACTTATAATCACCTGAGTTAAACCCATCACCACTTCCAGAATCAAATTCAATACCTTCAACTAGAACTTTATCACCAATAGCAAAAGGTTCTTCGTCATATCCTAAAACTGGTGTAGTAATCTTACATGTTAAGAATCCTGCTTGTGATTCTGTGCTTAAAATACTAATACCGTTACTATTTCTGACAGGAGCAACTCCATAATCGTTATTTGATAATCCAACTGGAGCAACAGATACAGTTGCCTTAGTAACAGCAGAATCGCTTAATTCACAAGTAATAAGACCGTTATCTAAGATCTCACCTGAACCTCTATCAAATAAAACTAATGATGGAGCATTAATATAGAATTTACCACCAAAAACAACCTTAACTTCGGTAATAGTTCCATAATCATCAATTTCAACAATTCTAGGAATAAATGCGTCAGGTTTAAGTGTATTGTCCGAAGGATATCCATAGACATCCTCAGGAACAGTCATTTTCTCTAATTTGTTAATAGATTCTGACTCTGGGATTAATGTTGCGTTAATACCACTTCCTTGAATACTTGTAATTCCAGGAATGGTATCATAATTGTATCCACCGTCACCTATCGATACAGTAGCAATACCACCAGTAACATTTGCAGCAGTAGTTGTATATTCTATAATTTCACAATCATCTTTATCATAACTTAAAGATTCTGGATTAAATTGTAAATTAACAGTAAATACTGTAGTTCCAACACCAACAACAGAATAATTTCCATTATATCCACTTCTAACATGTTTTATTTCATTTCTATTGACTACTGTGTTATCAGCAGTAATAATACCAGTTGGACCAAATAAGTTATAATAAAGAGTATCAATATTGTCGGAATAACTTAATTTTACAGTAGGATGGTATACAGAGTTTGGATTAGTAGAAGCAACACCAACAGTTGCTGAAGTTCCAACACCAACAACTTCAAATCCAAGACTTGTTCCTGATCCAACAAATTCATTAATAAATTTGTTGTCATAATAGAATTTTAAGTCATAAGTCAATAAACTAGGATCACTTAAATCAAAAACAATGTCATTATTAGCAAATGGTCTTAACTGTGGATTAATTGGGTTAAGGACTTGTCCAGATCCACCAGAACTTGTAATATTAACGACATTTGGAGTTCCTTGAGTTTCTTTTAATGTATTTGCAAGTTGAATTGTATTATCATCAATTCTAATAACATAGTACTCCCTTTCACTAATTCCACCAGGGAAAGTAGAAGATGTTGTATACAGAACCCTATCTCCACTAATTAATCCATGCTTATAAAGACTAATTCTATTTGAAGTTGTATTAATACCAGATGCAACAACATCTATTGGATCAACAATCAAATAATCATTTACTTTCTTTAATGTAGAGAAAGTAGTTGTTCCAATACCAGTAGAAAGACCTGGTTTAACAATTAAATTTATTGTGTCATCTATTGATAATCCATGAGCTTCAGAAGTTTGTATATTAGATAAAATGTTTTGTACACTTCCAGTAACTTGCTCACTTTCTACAGTTTCAAACAAAAAGTCATTATAATCTCCACCACCACTTATAAAGAATATATCATTTGATGTCTTAGTTGTTTTTATTCCAATACTGTCTTTAGTCTTCCTTGTTGCATAAAGTGTAGACGGTAAATTGAATGTTCCAGCATAAATTCCAGATGTGGCGCATGATACATTACTTCCACTAGGAGAAACAGTAAAACTAATAATATCGTTGGTGTTCAAACCATGATTCTCAATATAAATTTCTTGAGTTCTTAAAGATCTCTCTTTAGTAACTCCAAGATACTGATAATTCCTTGTTATTGTTTGAGAAACAGTTGTACCAAAACCAACGGATTCTTGAACATTAAAATAAAATTTTCTATTTACATTAGATTCAAAAGGTTCAATAGTTAAAGGAATATCTAATCTATTTGAATAGTAACTAATACCAAGACCAATAAGACCTTGAGTTTGAGATTGTGTTAAACCAATACCAGATGTACTAACACCTGTTGATCTACGAATTCTAATTACATTATCTTCCCTATTGATATTAATAATCTGTGCAGTTTCTGATCCAATTGCAACAGGATCTCCACCTATAGTGTAACTAGCACCAGTGCCAACTATAACCTGTTTTGGTGTCATTGTACCAAAACCAATAGTAGAACCAACAGAAACAGTTTCTGGAACCCACTGAACCTTAATATCAGTAACTACTCCAACAAATCCAGTTTCTAAAAGATTTGTTGAGTAATTTAATGAATTTATTTGATGTGATCCTACAAGTTTAGTAACACTAGTAGATAATCCAGCAACCTGAATATAATCATAAATGTTAAATGTATGAAATGGATCAAAATGTGCAATAACTGCTTGTGGTGACCATTCAAATACTACATTGTTATAATCAAAGAACTCTGTATCAATTTTATTAATTGTTTTACCAGTTACTGCTTTAACAGATGCCCTAATACCAAATCCACCAGTTGAAGCACTATCAAAGTATATGTCAGACCCTGTTGTATATCCTGTTCCTGGAGAAACGATTCTAATCTCTTCAACCTTACCAGTACCAATCTTATCTGGTTTTGCAATCTGCTCTACTACTTTATATGGTTGATATACAAAATCATAGGATGCGCCATCTCCAAACATCTTATATGGGAATGTATTTCTAACTAAATCTGAATTTTCAAAATCAAAGTTAGTTTGCTTAATTTTCTCACCAGAAACAGTATTTACTCGTAGAGGTATTGCTCTATATGTGTCTCCTATGTAATATGGGAATTTTGGTTTACCAAAACTATCTAAACTAGCAAAATATGCATATATACCATTCTCAAATTCTGGTGTTTTAGTAAATCTACCGTTATGAACATCCAAATCACCAGCAGCATCATAATAGTAGTCTTCAATAAAGAATCCTTCTGGAAATTCTGCTGTTGAAGGTCTATTTTCAACTTTAGATGCACTTAAACTATAAGAAGATTCCATCCTTCTAGAAGAAGACTGGATATCATCAGCAACATCAAGTCCATAAGGACCATAAATTGGTATTCCATCATATGCCCATCCAATGATAGGAGAATGACCTGATCCATCATCATTAAAGACATTTCTAACTGTTGCTCCATAAGCAACACTTTCAATTGCTAATCCACCTTCTACAGGAGCAAGATAATTTCCTTCTTCATTAGTACTAGTAAAGAACTTGTTACCAACAAGTCTTCTAACCTTTGTTGAGAAAGTTGCAGATTCACCTGGTTGTTTAACTGTTACTGTTGATGTATCTGGATATCCCAATCCTTCAGAAAGAACTATTACATCAGAAATTTCCTCACCATTCATAACAGCACGAAGTTTTGCACCAAAAGCAGTACCAGTACCAACTACCTCTAAATCTGGTGGACCATCATATTTAATTCCACTACTTTGAACAAAAGCATCAATTACTTTTCCATTAACAATGATTAAACCAATTTGTCCAAAACTACCAGAATTTATAGAAACATCAGGTGGTTGCTCAAAGTTAATAACTGATGATCCATAATTTAGACCCCTATCATATAAAATAGTGTTTATAATAGAACCACGAACTATAGGAGTTGCTGTTAAGTTTACTTGAGTGTTTGAATCAGTAATAACATTAACATCAACAGTTATTGGTGGATAATAGAAATCTTGATATTGAGATCCAGTTCCTGATAATCTAACATATTCTTTATTCTTGTAATTTGTAGTATCTGGAATTCTAGTAGTAGCAATACCAGAATAACAAAGTCTAAACTTATTCTCATTAATAGTTAAAACTTGATATTGAGAATTTGTAGATAATCCAGTAATAACAGTACCACCAGTAGATGTTATTCCATAATGAACTACTTCACCATCTTTAAATCCATGATTTTCAAATTCAATATGATCCCTATCTGTACTAATTTTAGAAGGTTGTACAGAAATTCTTTGATTTGTATAACCAGTACCACCTTCAAGAATACTAACTCTAGATATTCTTCTCTTAGTTTCAAAATCTCTAAACTCGTGGAGACCATTATTTAAAGCTGCAGCAGTTGATCCAAACCCAACAGTGTTAATTCCTAGAACAGAATCATTTTTACTTCTATAAAGTTGGAATATTGTATCACTTCTAACACCAACATAGTATGATTGATTTATAATCAAACATGTATCTACACCAACAGGTGCAGTTGTATGAAGTCCAAGTACATTATTGTTATTAGGACTATAAAGTACTCTATCTCCAGTATTATAATAATGTGGTTTATCTAATATTATTCTATCACTCACCCAATCGATAGTACCACCATCATAGAATGACTTTGCATTGAATGCAAACTTTCTATAATATAATTCAGTTACAGCCTGTGCTTTTGCGTTAGATCCATTTCCACCATGAATATCAACAGAGATGACCTTTTTAATTTCAAAATCAACTGGGTCAATTAAAACATCTGTCAATGTTCCACCAACTGCTACTCTACCAAATGCTGTATTAATACCAGATGTATTATCTTCTATAGTTATTGAGGGTGGATTTAAAACATCATAATTTCTTCCAGAATTAACTATATTCAAAGATTTCAATGGTCCATAATATACAAATTTGTCTGATTTGTAGTTATTAATTTCAACACCATTAACTAATATACCAGTATTACCATCTAAAGTTTGATCAGAACTAGTTACTTGATTAGATCCTGCTTCTAAATCCTGTGCAAGAACAAATCTCTTAAGAACCCTACTTGGGAAAATTGATTTTCTTGCTTGTTCCACTCTAACAAAATCATGATAACCAGATGTTGTTGGGGGTGTAAATTCTTGAGCTAATCCAGAAGCAATAAATGATCTAGATGGATATAACTTAATTTTATTATTTGGAGTTAATACTTCAACAAAATAACTGTCTTTTTCCAGTCCTGCAATAGGATCAGATCCTGGACCTGTAATATATGATACTTCATCTCCTGTTTTGAAAGGAACTGCTGAAGGAAATGAAATAGTAGAATATTTGTTAGTAAGACTATTGTAAGATTGGAAATTTCCACCAGACACTGTTGGATTTGTTAAATCTGCATGAATTTTATCAGTATTAATTTGATATGATGGAATAGAGTTAGATGCAACATATGCTTCTTGTTGACCACTCTCTGATCTATTAAAATCAAGAACATATGTATTACTAATATCAGATAAAATCTGATTTTGCCCACCAATGATAGGAACAGAACTACTAGTCGCTTTATTCTGAACTCTTCTTATATCATAAAGTAATGAGGGACTTATAGTATAAGATCCTTGTACACTTACCGAATTATTTGAACTATTGACATAACTAATAACTAAATTGTTTGCTACAATGGTTTCTGCTGCTAAATTATCCCTAACAAGTAAATCGACAGTATCACCAACCTTTAAACTAGATTTGTCAATATACCCATCTAAAGTAAAGGTAGATCCACTTATATCTTTGACTTTATACCTTGCACTAGTATTATAAATCCAAGAATTGAAGAAAATTTGTTCATAAGTTCTTGAAGACCTTGGATTGGTTACATATCTTCCAAGATTCTTAACTTTAATTCTAGAGTCTTTACTTAATCCATATAAACTTTGTGTAGACTCAAAATCTCTCAAAACACCAGTTATTCTCATTTTAACTGGTTTAGTAGTATCATTATCTTCGTATCCATACACTACAGTAGGTGTGAATACATTAGTAGTAGATGGAATTTCAATTCCAGTTGTAGTTACACCAATAAATTGGTTTACAGTCTTTTCACTATAAGACAATTCTTGATAATAAGCATCAGAAGATAATCCAACTTGTATATTTCCAGTTTGACCAAATCCTATGGTAGAATCAACCGTAAGAACGGTTGCACCCATTCCAACTTTACCTATTACTTGAGTACGACCTGGTACAACGAATGTACCTTGTATTAAATCCCTATCATCGTATCCAATGAATACAGATAAGCGATAAAAATTATCTCTTATACTAACAACTTCAGAAATAGGTCCAGATGCAGATTTAACAAGAGGATTGTTAGCATCAGCATCTTGAAATAGTGTTTGACCAACTAATTTTGTAGCATCTCCAGAAACTGTTTCTATAGTAAAGGATTCTCTTCTCAAATAGTTCGCATAAGATGGTTTTATAAGGTATTTTTCAAGATCATTGATTTTTGGTTCTAAACCAAATAGTGCTTTAAATAAAATCTTGAAAGATTCATTAGTACCCTTAGATTCATATAAACTTCTTGCTTCTTTAATGAAATTATTAACATCTAGACTAGGACTTAATGCAACTCCCTGAAAACCAGGAGCATACAATGATTTTAACTTATCATAAAACTCTTTTAGGAATAAAGCACTTAAATTTTGAACATGTGAACTACTATTATGAGATGTAGCAGTAGTTTGCTTCCATTCTAAATTTTTTGGATCACCTGCTTGATGATATGTCGTAATTCCACTAAATCCTCTAACACATCCAGTAAAACTATTTGTAGTTATTCCTGAATATGTAATAATTTCATCACCTATCTTTAAAAGACCGTGTTTTCTAGGAAATCCTTTAGTATTATCAGAAACTGTAATTGTATCATCAGTTGAAGTAATACTTGATGCTAAAGATACACTTCCAGATATAACTTCCTTTGTTAAATTATCAATTTTAATATATTTGTCAATATTTTCAGCAAGATCTACAGGGCCACCTTGATATTCCTGAGAAATATAATATTGCTCTAGAAATTTTTCAAATAGAGGGTTTTCAGCTACTGCAAACTCTGGTGCTTGGTCTGCAACTAGTTGATAAGTCTTAACTCTTGTAGATAAGGGGCTATATGTTTCAATCATCCGATTTTAAGATCTTGTGATAGTGCCGTTTGAATAACTAGAAGTGACTTTATACCCAATTCCAGATATTTGTTGTCCAGAAGATATAGTGTCTTTTACGATATTTATCTTACTATTTGACATGTCTAATTGAAGGTACAAATCCTTCAATCCAATAATATCATTGGATTCTGGATATGCCTGAATTTCGATCATGCCAGATCCAAGATTAGTTTCAGATATATTGATAGTATTAATAATAATTTCACCTTTAACATAATCAACTGTTCCAGCAGAAGGAATAACTACAGGAGAATTTTCACCACCAATATTAACTATTTGAATTACAGCAATATCACCTGTTTTTAGATCTTCATGGGGGAGATCAGAGAAATATAGTGTATTTGGATTGCCGTCAATCTTAAATCCACTGCTTTTAATGTTTTTACCACTAGCAACTACATGGAATGAGTTACCAAAACATAATTCATACTGAGCAAAGGTATTAAAGATTGGTTTTAAGTCTCTTCTTAAAGTCAATTTGGTAATATTTGATGTAATCGCTTCATTTGTACCATCTACAACTTTTAAAGCATCAGAATACTTAAATCTACCACCAAACGCATTCAGATTAGTACTTTGCCCATAAGCATTTAATGCAGATGTTACTTGTGCTTTCAATCCGTCAATATCACTAAAGACATTAGCGTTATAATATGCATTAACATCCAATTCAATATAAAGAATCTTAAGATCAACTATTCTTTGGTTAATTCCTGCCATTGAATACTTCTTCAACCCATCTAAGATCTTAACTTTAGAGAAATCTGACAAATATGTTGCATTTCTAGGTTTTACGCTCAATACAACAGTACCAAATTCAGGTGGATCTAGTTCTTCCCCACCCATAACAGAAACAGACTCTGCATCAGGGAATATACTCTGTACAATTGCTTCATAATCCTTCGCTGTAACCGCCCTGTACTGGGAGGAATAGACCCTAGGAGCAATATACTTAATAGAGTTAACACTTTCTATCTCACCGCCCCCTCTAGCAGGTTGAACGGTTGATATTACTACTGTTTCAGATGGAGCAATAGGAGCACCTGCATCATTTAACGCACTTGCACTAAACGAAAATGTTTTTCCATCATTCCCTGCCTTTCCATCAGTAATAATATAACTAACTTCGATAATATCACCGCTATCCAACTTCTTACCAAACAATCCATCTCCAAATAGCAATTCATATTGCTCATCTTTGACTTCTTGAATCAAATAGATATTAGATTTCTCATTAATTGCTGTTATATTGTCAATTTTAGAATATTCTAGTCCAGAACTTGATCCAGACTTCCTTACAAACACTCTAATCGACTCTGTATCGACAAAAGAGTTCTCTAAAATGAATCTTTGATCTAAACTACCACTAACTGTGAATAATTTTCTTAAAAGTGTGCCTTGATAGACATTAAGATTTCTAAATTGAGCAGTTCTTGGTGGATTTACGCTAATATTTGTTCCTACATCAATAGGAGAAGGCACAATTACATCTTCTGGGATAGAAAATGTGAAAGAAGTGTTATTTGTTGCTCCAACTACGACTAAACCCTTTGCCAGTTTAACAGTATTACTATTTCCGTTGAATTTAAAGTCAAAATTTATAATTGCTTTAGCAGATTTACGAGATCTAGGTACATATCCTATGTTTCTTGCAAGAGAAACTACATTTTCTCTTAAAGTTGCTGAATCCAAGAAGGATTCATTAACCACCATATTGCTATTGAACGCTGAAATATAAGTATTGTACGCTAATATGTCAATTAGAATCGACATATTGGATCCGTCATAGTCAAAATCAGTAAAATCTGAGTTTGCTCTTAGATAATCCTTTATTTGTTCCTTAATTTGGTCAAAATCAAGGTTAGTAAACTTTGATACGGGCATGTTTTTTACCTAGTTGCCTCTAATACGAACGAATAAGCTTGAGATTGGAAGTCTTCACCAACAATATCATAGAAAATATGTATTTCAAATGAATTTCTATCAGGTTTTGGGTCAGCCTCAACCCTAATATTATCAATTCTGGGTTCCCACGCACTTAAGACATCCTCAATCTGCCTAGAAATGACGCTTCCTTGAGCCTCATCAACAAATCCAAATAAACTATCAGTTACATCTGATCCCAAATCGCTGTAAGGACGCTCATTTACTCCTGTTTGAACAAGATTTCTTACTGAACGCTGAATAGCCCTCTCATTCTTTAACATTCCCAAATCACCAGTTACAGGATTTGGTTGAAAACTGAGAGTTATATCCTTATATGCACGAGATTTGGTTATCGCCATCAATAATGACAGTACATGTCAAGGTTATTTATACCCTATTTTATCAATTCCATCTTGTGACCGTTAATTCGATACTGTTATCATCCATTTCCCACTCTTCTGCTATCTGCCAACCCTCTTCTTTCATAGTATTATGTACAGTCATCCTAGCATATTGTTGTGTGATTTTTTCAATAAACCTTTTTGGGGGAATTGGATCTTTCCATGTTTGTATATCTGCTACTAATTCATATTCCTTTCCGTTCCAACGGAATCCTATATCATCCCCTATAGCAACCTCAACCTGTACTTTCTCATGGTTATGATCAATAGGGTTAACTAATAAATGATCCTCCTGTACATCGTACTGAAGGATCTGTAATGCTTCGAGCAAAGCGGATTTTTTAGTTATCTTAGTCTTTATCGTACTGAAGTGTGACATTAGCAGCCTTCTGAATCGTGTACATAATCCTCAAC